CGAGCTCGAGGCGCTCCGGCGCCGAGTCCCTGGCCTCGAGCACGCGCTCCGGGCGGCCGACGCGAAGCTCGAGCGGCAGACGGAGGAGCTCGCCCGCTTGAACCGGGACGTCGAGGGCTCGAAGTCGGCGAAGCGGCTGATCATGGCGGTACGGATGGCGGCCGGCGTCGGGGTCGACGAGAAGGTCGACGTCCTCGAGCGCATCCGCTGCCAGGCGCACGACGCGGAGACGCTCCGGGCCGAGGTCGACGAGGCGAAGGCCGAGCTCGCCGAAGCCGAGGCTCGCGCTCGCGCGGCTGGGCTGCAGGCCTCCGAGTCAATCACCGAGGCCTCGAGGCTCCGCGGCCGCGTCGCCGAGCTCGAGCGCACGAAGGGGATCCCGGAGACCTACGTCCAGGCGCTCGACAAGGTCCCGGGGCTGCTCGCCCGCCTCGACGAGCTCGAGCCGATGCGGGTGGTGAAGGACGAGCTCCGGGAGGAGTCGCGCGAGGCGAAGGACCTCGCCGACCTCCTCCGCTTCGTCGGCGAGCTCGACGCGCTCCTCGCGCGGCCGCTCGAGGCCTACCGTCCCGGCGTCCCCTACCCGCATCGGCTCGAGCCGACGCCGGCGGAGCGGGTCAACCGATACGAGCTCAAGCGGAAGCTGGTCGAGGTCCTCGAGCGGCTCTTCGGCGCCCTCGACCAGGTCGAGCGCATCGGGCAGGCGCTGGGATGCGCCCGCGGCGAGGCCGTCCTCGAACGCGCGAAGAAGGTCGCCGAGGACGCGAGGCCGTTCTAGCAGTCCAACCCGACCGGAGGCGGGCGCGTCGTCCGCTTCCGGTCACTTCCAGGAGACAGACCAATGCCAGAACCGAAGAACGCAATCGCGGAGGCCGTCGCCGGCGACGCCTCCGGCAAGCTCGCCGGCGCTATCGAGGAGGTCGCGCGCGCCGCTCGAGCGCTCCTCGAGGGCCGCCTCTCTCGCGACGCCGTCGCGATCCTCATTCACTCGGAGACGGGCGTCTCGAAGCGCGTCGTCCTCGAGGTCCTCGAAACGGCCGCCCACCTCGACGAGCGGTTCGTCCGGAGGAAGCCTTGACCTCGACCGTCTTCGGCCTCGTCGCGGGAGCGTGCGTCGTCCTCGCCGTCGCGCTCCTCGTCTCCGTCGTCGTCCTGCAGCTGGTCCTCCGCGCGGAGGACGGCTCGCGCGCGTGCCGTGTCGCGCTCGAGGTCCTCGGCTTCCTTTGGGCGACGCCGTTCGCGGTCCTCGGCCTCGTCCTCGCGCTCCTCGGCGGGGGCCGCGCGATCCGCTGGTCGGAGGGGGCGCTCGAGCTCGTCGGCGACCGCTTCGTCCTCGGCATCGTCCTGACGATCAACCGGATCGCCGCCTACACTTGGGGCTGGGTCATCGTCTACCGGAGCGAGACGGACCGACGGAACGCGACCCTCCGCCGACACGAGAGGGAGCACGTCCGGCAAGCGGAGATCCTCGGCCCGCTCTTCCCGGTCGCCTACCTGGTCGCGTGCCTGGTCGCCGCGCTGCAGGGGCGGGCCTGGTATCGCGACAACGTCTTCGAGGCGGCCGCGCGCGAGGCGGCCGATGAGTAACGCACGCGCGGCCCTCGACGAGCTCTCCGGCGACGGCGACGGGGCGAACCGAGTCCCGAAGCAACGGATCGAAGTCCGCCGCGCGGAGACGACGCTCGCTCCGCGCTGGCCCGTCCTCCTCGACGACCGCGGCGCGCCGGCGTCGCTCGAGGACCTGGTCGCCGCCCAGGTCTACGGCGGGCTGTTCGCTCGCGGCGACGAGTGGCACCTCAACCGGACCGGCGCGGAGCCGGCCCGGATCGCGCTCGAGGCCGCGCGCATCTTCATGGCGGAGCGGCGACGGCACCTCGAGCTCACACGAAAGGCGGGTCGGTAGATGCAACACCTCAAGGTCAATCTCTCCGGCGTCGGAGGCGTGCCCCTCCTGAAGAAGGCGCACGACGAAGGCAAGCTCGAGCGGGTCGTCGAGGGGCTCGAGTTCACGTTCCTGGAAGCGGGGATGGAGTCCGGCGCCGCAAGCGTCGCGATTGCGGCCCCGCTCGCGGGCGGGCGCGCGGTCTTCCTCGAGCTCTCCCTCGACGGATTCCTCGCGGTCGCGAAGGCCTTCGAGGGCCGGCGCGACTACCTCGCGCTGCAGGCGAAGAAGGCGGAGCCCCACTAGACAAAAGCGGGCGCGCCGCGGGGGACCGGCCCCGGGCGCGCCCTCGCCGGCGGGAGACAGGGCTCGCCGGCTTCCCCAATGGTAACAGGAGGAGGTGCCTCGAATGCAGGCTCGACGGATCGAATACATGGCCCTGGGTCGCGTCCAGGGGGCGAAGCGCAACCCGAAGCAACACGACAAGGAAGCGATCGCCGCGAGCGTGAAGCGACACGGGCTGGTGGAAGTCCCGACCCTCGACGAGCGAACGGAGCGCCTCGTCGCGGGGCACGGGCGCATCGCGGACCTCGCCGCGCGCAAGGCCGCGGGCCTCCCGGCGCCGGACGGCGTCCGCGTCGAGGCGGAGGACTGGTTCGTTCCGGTCCTCCGCGGCTGGGCCTCGAAGAACGACGCCCAGGCCGACGCCTACCTCGTCGCCTCGAACGAGCTCGCGCACGCGGGCGGCTGGGACGAGGACTCGCTCGCGCGGCTCCTCGCGGACGTGCGCGCCGGCGAGGGAGGCCTCGAGGGGACGGGCTACTCCTCGAAGGACGTCGACAAGCTCCTCGCGTCGATCGAGAAGCCGTCAACGGGAAACGCCGAGCCGAACGAAGTCCCGGATGCGCTGGGCGACGTGCGCGTAAAGCCGGGCGAGGTCTACAAGCTCGGCGACCATCGCCTCCTGGTCGGAGATGCAACGAAGCGCGAGGACGTCGAGCGGCTCTTCGTCGGCCGGCGCGCCGGCGCCCTCTGGACCGATCCGCCCTACGGCGTCGACATCGGCGGGAAGAACGACGAGCTCGCGAGCCGGTTCGGCAAGGCCCGGAAGGAGTCGTCGACCTTCGGCGTCGAGGGCGACGCCTCGCCAGATCGCGCGCTCGAGGTGACACGCCAAGCATTCGAGCTCGCCGACCAGGTCCTCGAGGAGGGCGCTCCGTTTTACGTCTGCCATCCGTCGTCCCCTATCGAGCTCGTCCTCGGCTTCCTCGACATCATCCGTAGGACCGGGTGGCGCTACCGGCAAGGCCTCGTCTGGGACAAGGGTATCGCGACGCTCGGCTTCGCCGATTACCAGTGGGCCCATGAACCGATCGCCTACGGCATCAAGCCGGGGACCGGGCGGCGCGGCCGCGGCGCCGGCGTCGGCGGGTGGTACGGCGACAATAAGCAGACGACGCTGCTCCGCTTCCCGAAGCCGACGAGCTCGAAGGACCACCCCTCGCAAAAGCCGGTCGAGCTCGTCGAGGCGACGCTTCACAATTCGACGAAGACGGGCGACCTCGTCTTCGACCCGTTCGCGGGGAGCGGGACGACGCTCGTCGCGTGCGAGCGCCTCGGCCGCGTCTGCTACACGATCGAGAAAGATCTCGTCTACGCCCAGCGCGCGCTCGCTCGGTGGGAGCTCTTCACCGGCAAGGCGGCCGAGCTCGACCGGGGGGCGCTCGAGGTCCGAAAGCCGGCGGCTGTACACTAGGAGACAGGAGGCGCGCGATGGGTACGGGATACAGGTCCGGGCGGCCGGTCGGTCAGCCCTGGTCGCTCTCGCCGGAGAAGAAGACGAAGCTCCTCGACTCGATACGGGCGGGGAACTTCCGCTCGGCCGCTTGCGGTGTCTCCGGCATCCCCGACCGGACGTTCAAGGAATGGATGGCGAAGGGCCGGGACAAGCCGCGGTCGAAGTATGGCGAGTTCCGGCGCGAGGTCCTCGAGGCGGAGAAGTCCGCCGAGGTCATCGCCGTCGCCCTCGTCCGGAAGGCGAGCGAGAAGAACTGGAAGGCCGCGGCTTGGTGGCTACAGACGCGCTTCAACCGATGGAAGAAGGCGGAGCGCGTAGAGCACACGGGACCGAAGGGCGGCCCGGTCGAGGTGCTGCATGGGTTATCGGATGAAGCGCTCGACAAGCTCGAAGGAATGCTCGCCGGCGGCGCTCGCGGAGGCGCTGGGACAACGGGGACAGGCGGCGAGGGAGGCTCGGATCCGGGCGCTGGCGGAGCGCCTCCCGACCCTGGGCGAGGTGAAGGCGGAGCGGTCTAGGCGCGCGCGAGCGAGCCTCGCGAACTTCTGTAAGCTCGTCGACGACCAGTATTCGACCCCCGCCCACCTGCAGCGGCTGCTCGCCGAGCTCGAGGACGTCGAGCGCGGCAAGGTCCGGCGCCTCCTGGTCAACATGCCCCCGCGGCACGGGAAGAGCCTGACCACCTCGAAGTACTTCCCCGCCTGGTATCTCGGCCGCAACCCGGACAAGCGGGTGATCGTCGCGTGCCACACCGCGAGCCTCGCCCTCGGCTTCTCGCGCATCGCCCGCAACCTCCTCCAGGACTTCGGCGAGCGGGTCTTCGGCATCCGCATCGCCGACGACTCGGCGTCCGTCGAGGAGTGGAACATCCGGGGCAAGCGCGGAGGCCTCGCGGCCGCCGGCGTCGGAGGGCCGCTCACCGGCAAGGGCGCCGACGTCCTGATTATCGACGACCCGATCAAGGACTGGGCGAGCGCGTTTTCGAGTTCGCAGCGCGATTCGATCTGGGACTGGTATCGAACCGTGGCCCGGACGCGCCTCGCGCCCGGCGGCGCGATCATCGTCGTCCAGACGCGCTGGCACGAAGACGACTTGACGGGCCGGCTGCGGAAGCATGCCGAGGACCTCGGCCAAGACTGGCACGAAGCGACGATGCCGATGGTCGACGACGCCGGCGCCGAGCTCCCGGACTTCACGAACCGGGACGCCTGGAAGCGCGCGGTCCGCGGCCGCATCCTCTGGGAGTCCCGCTACCATCCGGACGAGGTCGCCGAGACGCGCGAGGACGTCGGCTCCTACGCTTGGGAGGCGCTCTACCAGCAGCGGCCGAGCTCGCCGGAGGGCGAGATCCTGAAGCGCGATTGGTGGAAGTACTTCACGACGGACCCCGCCCGCGTGCGCGAGGGCGTCCGGCTCCTCAAGCTCGACGACCTGGAGATCGAGGTGCAGTCCTGGGATTGCGCCTTCAAGGACCTTGCCTCGAGCGACTTCGTCGTCGGCGGGGAGCTCGGCGTCCTCGGCTCCGACCGCTTCCTCCTCGACGTCGTCCGCGACCGGATGTCCTTCCCGGCGACGCTCGCGGCGATCCGCGCGTTCCGGTCGAAGCACCCGAAGGCGATCGCGACCTACGTCGAGGACAAGGCGAACGGGCCCGCCGTGATCGCGACGCTCGACAAGGAGTTCCCCGGCATCATCCCGGTCAACCCGGAAGGCGGGAAGATTGCGCGCGCTCGAGCCGTCTCACCGATCGCGGAGTCGGGGCACGTTTGGCTGCCCGAAGGCGCGGAGTGGGTGTCGGAGTTCGTCGAGGAGTGCGCCGCGTTCCCGCGCGCGAAGAACGACGACCAGGTCGACATGCTCACGCAAGCGCTCTACAAGGTCGACACCGAGATGAGCGAGCTACAAAAGGCGCTTGCGCTCGCCGCCTGGTGAGCCCCCCCGCGGCGGGTGTACCCTTGGCGAATGGCAAACACAAAGCGGGGATCGAAGTCAAAGGCCGCTCCGACGTCGGTCGCGGAGCTTGGTGAACGACTCGACGCGCTCGAGTCCGTCGAACGGCGAGACGGCTGGGCGAACGTCGCGACGGGCCTCGGCATCGCCGGGCGGGACAAGCGGCTGGGCGCGACGTTCTCGCGCGCGGTCATGACGAAGGAAGACGCCGACGAGCTCTATCGCGGCAACGATATGGCGGCGACCATCGTCGACCTCCCAGCCGACGAGCTCGTCCGCGAGTGGGTCGACGTCGCCGTCGACCAGGGCGAGGAGGACGACGGCGACGGCGTCTCCGCGCTCTCGGCATCCATGGCGGACCGGCTCGAGGAGCTCGGCGCCCAGGAGGCCTTCGGCGACTCGGAGCGATGGGCCCGGCTCTTCGGCGGGTCGTCGATCGTCGTCGGCGCCGACGACGGGCAGTCCCCGATCGAGCCGCTCCGGGAGGACGGGATCAAGCGGCTCGATTGGCTCACCGTCCTGGACGCGCGGGAGATCTACCCGGTCGCCTGGTACGACCACCCCTTCGAGCCGAAGTTCGGCCTCCCGAGGCTCTACAACATCACCCCCCAGGTCGGGACGACGAACGTCTTCAACGCCCAGATCCACGAGTCGCGCATCATCCGCTTCGACGGGGTCAAGCTCTCGCGCGTGCAGCAGCGACGGAACGAGAACAACGGCTGGGGCGACTCGGTCCTCAACCGCGTTCACGGGGTGCTGCGCGACTTCGATCAATCCTGGGACGGCGCCGCGCACCTCGTTCACGACTTCGCCCAGGCCGTCTTCAAGATGGCGGGCCTCGCCCAGCTGCTCGCGGCGAAGAAGGACGACGTCGTTACCCGGCGCATCCAATCGGTCGACGCGGTTCGCTCCCTCGTCCGCTCGATCGTCGTCGACAAGGACGACGACTTCACGCGCCAGGCGACCCCGCTGACGCACCTCCCCGAGATGCTCGAGAAGTTCTTCCTCCGCCTCGCCGCGGCCGCGCGCATGCCGGTGACGCTCCTCGCGGGACAGGCGCCTGCGGGCCTGAACGCGACGGGCGAGTCCGACATCCGGTTCTTCTACGACCGCGTTCGCGCGCGCCAGCGGACCTACCTCGTCCCCCGGCTCGAGCGCCTCGTCCGGTTGATCTGGCTTTGCAAGACGGGGCCGTCGAAGGGCGTCGAGCCGGAAGGCTGGTCGCTCACTCCGCGGCCGCTGTGGCAGCCGAGCGACAAGGAAAAGGCCGAGACGCGGAAGCTCGAGGTCGAGGCCGACCAGATCGAGATCGACGCCGGCGTCGTCCTTCCCGAGGAGGTCGCCGTCCATCGCCACAAGGAAGACGGGATGGTCGACCTCAAGACGCGCCGCGAGCTCCTCGACTCCGACAAGCCGCTCGAGCCGGGCGCCGGCGACGACCCCGCAGCGGACCCCGCGACCGTCGGCGACGACGGCAAGCCGGCCGACGACCAGGCCGTCGACCCGCAGTCCGCGTTGAACGGCGCTCAGGTTATGGCGCTCCTCGAGATCCTCAAGGCGATCGGCGGGGGCGAGATCCCGCGCGAGACGGGCGTCGCCGCGATCGAGGCCTCGTTCCCGCTCTCCCGCGAGCAAGCCGACCAGGTCGTCGGCGAGCTCGGCCGCGGCTTCAAGCCGAAGCCGGCGGAGCCGGCGCCCGCTCCGTTCGGGGGCGCGCGCCCGTTCCCGCCCAAGGCCCCGCCCGCGGGCGACGAGGAGCCGAAGCCTACCCCGGAGCGGCCTCCTCCGACGTCCGCGCCCGGCGGGGGTGAGCGTCGGTGAGGGAGCGCCGGCGAGCCCTGAAGCGAGAGTCGCTCAAGGCCGAGATCGCGGCCCGGCGCAACCTCGCGAAGATCGTCACGGGGAAGCGGCCGCCTCGCCGGCGACGGCTCCCCCGCCAGCGCGAGCCGCGCCCGATTGCGCTCGCCTACTTCGCGGAGCTCCGCCCGATGCTCGAGCGGCTCCGGCGCCTGGTCGACGCCCGGATCTTCCCCGCGCTCGAGCGCTGGCACGCGGCCGCGACGCGGCACCTCGACGCGCTCGAGCTCGAGCTCCGGGCCGACGCCTACTCCGACGAGGTCGAGGAGATGGTCGACGGCATGGCGCGCGACTTCTTCTCCGAGTTCCCGAACGAGCAGCTCCGCCGCAAGGCGCGCGCGGTCGCCCGCCGGACGTCGGACTTCAACCGCGAGGAGCTCGGGAAGCAATTCGCCGCGGCCCTGGGCGTCGAGCTCCGGACGCTCGAGCCGTGGCTCGGCGACAAGGTCGACGCCTTCGCGGCGCGGAACGTCACGCTGATCAAGACGCTTCCGGAGGCCTACCTCTCCGACGTGAAGACGTCCGTCCTCGGCGCGCTGGGCAAGGGCGAGACGGTCGAGGACCTCGCGGCGAAGCTCCGCGGACACTTCGACGAGGCCGACGAGAAGGCCTCGAACAAGGCGATCCGCATCGCCCGCACCGAGGTAGGGAGGTTGAACGGCGAGATGAACGAGGCGCGACAGCGCGAGCTCGGCGTCGATCGCTACGTCTGGCGCACCGTCCAGGACAACCGAGTGCGGGAGGAACACTTCGAGCGCGAGGGGAAGTCCTACTCCTGGAAGAACCCGCCCGCCGACGGCCACCCGGGCGAGGCGATTATGTGTCGCTGTTTTGCGGAGCCCGACCTCTCCGAGTTCTTCGGCGATTGATACACTGTCGTTGCAATGCTCCTCGTCTACGCACTGACCGACCCGCGCGACGGCTCGATCCGATACGTCGGGAAGAGCACGCTCGGCATGGTCCGCCCGCGGGAGCACGCGGGAAGGGCTGCTCGAGAGAGGACGCCGAAAGCGGCGTGGGTCCGCAAGCTCGCGCGGCTGGGCCTGGTCTACGGGATACAGACCCTCGAGGTCTGTCGGTCTGTCGACGAGCTCGAGCAGCGCGAACGACATTGGATCGCTTACGGGCTCGAGCGCGGATGGCGCCTTCTCAATATCGGGGAGGGAGGAAAAGGCTCGCAGCACAACCGGCGCCGAGACGTTCCTTCCCTCGAAGTCGTTCGTCGATACGTCGCCGGAGAGAGCGAGAACGAGCTCGCGAAGCGGTATCGCATCGGGCGTCAATCGATCCGCCGTCGCCTGGTCGCCGCCGGAATTCCAATCCGCGGAGGCAGCGAAGCGAACCGGCTCACGGCCGCGAAGCTCACGCCGCGGCAACGGAAGGCGCGCGCTCGGGCGGCGAACGAGGCAACACGCGGCTGCGTACGGTCGGAAGCCACCCGGCTTCGGCTGCGCGAGGCTTGGAAGATCCGACGCGCGAAGTAAGGTGCACCCCTGGTGCCGAGGCCCCTACTTGGTGCACACTCAGGATGTCAAGCCGTCAACGGCTCGAGGCTCTCATGCGCCGCTAGGTCGGAGGCTTCAAACATGCTCGAGGTGAAGCGGTACGACGTCGGCGAGGTCCGTCGCTCCGAGGTCCTTCCGAACGGCTGGCTCCGCTGCGATGCCGCGCTCACGCGCGCCGGCATCTTCTCCTACAAAAACCCGGACGGCAGTCTTCGACGCGAGCTCCGGCCCGCGGACGAGGTCTTTCACGCCGACTCGCTCCGCTCGCTCGAGATGGTCCCGGCGACGGACGACCACCCGGAGAGCGGCCGCCTCGACGCCGAGAACACGAAGGAGCTCTCCGTCGGGCACGTCGGCGACTCGATCCGGCGCGACGGCGACCTCGTCGTCGGCCCCGTCCTGGTCACCGACGGCTCCGTCGTCGGCAAGGTTCAACGCGGCGCGAAGCGCGAAGTCTCGGCGGGCTACACCTGCCGTCTCGACCCGACTCCGGGCGAGTTCAACGGGGAGCGGTACGACGCGGTGCAACGGCACATCCGTTACAACCACGTCGCGATCGTTCCCTTCGGTCGAGCGGGGAAGGACGTCCGACTCCGTCTCGACGCCGGCGATGCCGTCCAGGTCGTCGAGTCCAACCCCCAACCGAAGGAGAAGAGGAAGATGAAGACGATCCGGATCGACGGAGTCGACTTTGAGGTGAGCGAGCAAGTCGCCCAGGCCTACGAGAAGCGCGAGGCCCGACGCGACGCGGACGAGGCCGAGTCGAAGAAGGCCCTCGCGTCGAAGGGCGCCGAGCTCGAGAAGGAGAAGGCGCGCGCCGACTCCGCGACCGCGGAGCTCGAGAAGGAAAAGGCGCTGCGCGCCGACGCAGCCGACCCCGTCAAGGCCCGCGAAGCCGTGAAGGCCCGCGTCGACCTCGAGCGCAAGGCGTCGAAGATCCTCGGCTCGGAGACGAAGCTCGACGCGATGGACGACCTCGAGGTGAAGCGCGCCGTCGTCGCGAAGGCGCAGTCGTCCCTGAAGCTCGACGGCCGGTCCGCCGACTACATCGCGGCCGCGTTCGACCTCGCCGTCGAGAAGCTCGACGCCGAGAACCCGGAGCTCGAGCGCTTGCGCCGCGCCGCGGCCGGCAATGGCGCGAACGGCGAGGGCGCTCCCGCTCCTCGAATGGACGCGGCCGAGGTCGAGAAGAAGCATCGCGAAGAGCAGGCGAACGCATGGCGGAAGCCCCTCGCCGCGAGCAAGGACGCGAAGTAGTCGGCGGACGCTGGTGACGTGAACCCCTAGACGCCGGCGGCCGCAAGCGGACGCGCTCGGCAGAAGACGGAGAAGGAACGATGTCTCAAACCTCTTACCCCCTGAACATGGGCGGCGCCTTCGCGGGCATGATCGGCGACGCTCGAAAGCACGACATCATCGCGGCCGTGAACGGGCAGGGCGCCGAGATCCCCTTCGGCGTCTTCATGCGCCGGAGCACCACCCCGACCGCCGGCTCGGTCGACGAGGAGAAGTATCTCCTCCCCTCGACCGGCGGGCAGAAGATGGCCGGCATCGCGATCCACAGGCACGGCGGCAACATCACGCCGGCGCTCACGGGCGCAACCGCGGGCGTGAAGATCGGCGAGACGTTCGACCTCATGACTCGCGGCAGCGCGTGGGTCGTCGTCGAGGAGGCCGTAAAGCAGGACGATCCCGTCTACGTCCGCCACACCGCGAACGGCTCCGGCAAGCTCCAGCTGGGCGCCGTCCGCAAGGACGCCGACTCGAACAACGCCCAGCGCGTCACGGGCGCACGCTTCGCCCGCGGCTGCACGGGCGCCGGCGTCGTCGAGGTCGAGTTCGACGCGGTCATCGAAGAGAGCGCGGCCGACTCTCTGACGACCGACCTCGCCGCGACCACCACGGGGAAGGGCGCCGGGATGATCGGCGTCGAGGACGCGCTGTCGTACCTCGCCGCCGGGACCGTCGAGGCCGCTCTCGCCGAGCTCTGGCGCGGACGGTTCGCGATCGAGACGACCCTCTCGAAGGCCGAGGCCGGCGCCGGGAAGACGATCCTCGCCGACGCGAAGGTCCCCGCTGGGAAGAAGGTCTACGTCGACGGCTTCGCGATCAAGGTCAACGGCGCGACCGCCTGGGCGGACGACACCGCGACGAAGCTCCTCCTCCAGGACCTCAACTCCACCCCGGTCGTCTTCGTCGACATCGCGAAGGCGGGCCTCGGCAACGCGGCCGCCGTGCATCCGTTCACGGCATCGCACCCGACCCTGGGCGCGGGCTGGTACACGGGCGGGACCGCGGCGAAGGGCCTGCAGCTGAAGAGCGACTCTCTCTTCGACGCCGGCTCCGACCTGAACGTTCGCGTCTGGGGGCACATCGCCTAAAGCGATTCGCCCGTGAAGTGAACCTCGCGCCGGGCGGGAACGACTCGCCCGGCGCCCCAACCGAAGGGCCGCGAGGCCTGACGAACCGAAGGAGAAGAAGATGTTCGAGCGCACCCGCCTGGACGCGGCCGAGAACCTGTTCTTCGAGCGAGAGCTCGAGGCACGCCGCGCGCAGTCTTTCGACGTGAAGTTCCCGAACAACCGCGCGCGGGAGTTCATCCCCCTCGACACGAGCGTCGACCCCGGCGCCGAGACGGTCGCTTACGAGCAGTACACCATGGTGGGCATGGCGCGGCTGCTCACGTCCTACTCGGAGAACATCCCTCGAGTGGACGCGAAGGGCGTCGAGTTCCGGTCCGCGATCAAGTCGATCGCCGACGCCTACGGCTACTCCCTCCAGGAAGTTCGCAACGCGAAGATGGCGGGGAAGCCGCTCGAGACACGGAAGATGGTCGCCGCGCGCCGCGCAATCGAGGAGAAGCTCGACTACATCCTCGCGTTCGGCGACGCGCTCACCGGGCTGCTCGGCCTCTTGAACCAGGGGAACGCGCTCGCCTACACGGTCGCGCCGCACACGGCCCTGGGGACTGACACCGAGTGGACCGGCAAGACCCCGACCGAGATCCTCGAGGACCTGAACGGGATCGCGCAGTACGTCGTTGACCAGACGAACGGCGTCGAGATCCCCGACACCATCCTCCTGCCCCCGGCGAGCTTCGGCCACATTTCGACGACCCCGCGGAGCGACGCGAGCGACACCACCATCCTGCAATACTTCCTCCGGAACTCGCCCTACATCCGGAACGTCGACTCCTGGTATCGGCTCAACACGGCCGGGACCTCGAGCTCGAAGCGGATGGTCTGCTATCGCCGGAGCCCCGACGCGCTGCAGGCCGTGATCCCCGTCGACTTCGAGTCCTTCCCGCCGCAGCAGAAGGGCCTCGAGTTCGAGGTGATCTGTCACTCCAGGACCGGCGGCGTCGTCGCGTACTACCCGCTGTCGATCGCCTACGGCGACGGCATCTAGTCGTTCAACCTCGAGGAGGGCCGGGCGACGAGCTCGGCCCTCCTCCGGCCGCGGCCGCGGTCAGTGATTCACCAGGAGACAGACCGATGCTGATCAAGTCGAACGAAGTCCACCCCCGCGGGATCGCGGTCCGCTTGAAGGACGGCAAGGTCGAGACGATCCGCCTCGTCCCCGGGAACAACGAAGTCGCGGCGGAGCTGTGGACGGGCGCGCGAAACGTCCCGGTTATCGCGCACCTCCTCCGCGAGAAGAAGCTCGAGGAGAGCTCCGAGTCGATCGCGAACCTCGCCGGCTTCTCGGCCGAGCATGCGATCGAGCTCGTCAACGGGACGATGAACAAGGCCCTCCTCACCAAGTGGGGCGACAAGGAAGAGCGCGCCGAGGTCCTCGAGGCGATCTCCGCCCGCGTCGACCTGGTCACGCCGAAGAAGTCCGCCTCGAAGAAGGCTCCCGAGGGCGACGGCGCCGGCGACGCGAAGAAGTAGACCAGCTGCTCGAGCTCGAGCTCGGGGGCGACGACGGAGGTCCTCGGCAATGTCGATCACGAAAGACGATGTCCTCCAGGTCGCCCCCGAGTGCGCGAGCTTGCCCGATGGCGATTTCACCTGGGCGATCGGCGAGGCCGAGAAGCTCTCGGGCGGCGACGGCTGGGGCGACTCGATCGACCTCGCGCAATCCCTGATGGCGGCGCACCTCCTCGTCCTCTTCCGGCCGGCGCTCCAGGGCGGCCCGGTGATCAAGTCGGAGCGGGTCGGCAACGTCTCGCGGACCTACGCGGTCGCCGACGCGGCGAACGACGGGGGCCTCGAGGCGACGTCCTACGGCCTGAAATGGAAGTCGCTCGCGCGCCTTCTCATGGGCGGCCCGGTGTGCCCTTGAGCAAGACGCGGATGCGCGTCTCGGTGAAGGAGGTCGACCGCGGCTGGAAGGACCTGAAGAAGACGCTCGCCGCGCTCAAGCAAGGCGGGAGCTACACGAAGGTGGGCATCCTCGGCTCGAACGCCGAGAAGGAAGTCGAAGGCGGAGGGATCACGACGGTGCGACTCGCGATGGTTCACGAATTCGGAGCGACGATCGACCACCCGGGCGGGACGCCTTACGCCATCGGGAAGGGCGGCCGCGCCGTGTTCCTTCGCAAGGGCGAGTCGGCGCCGGGCTGGGCGGGGACAACGAAGCCGCACAAGATCACGATCCCGGAGCGCTCCTATCTCCGCTCGACGTTCGAGGAGAAGCGCTCGAGCTACGTCGAAGCCTTGAAGAAGATGCTGGCGAAGGTCTACGAAGGGAAGCTCTCGATCGCCCAGGTCCTCGGCGTCCTCGGCCTGAAGATGGTCGCCGACGTGAAAGGGAAGATCCGCTCCGGCATCGCGCCCCCGAACGCGCCCGCGACGCTCCGCCGCAAGCTCAAGGCGGGGAAGTGGAACGAGAAGGACAACGCGGCTCGCGGCGCCGAGGCTGGCTCGCCGGTCGCGTTGATCAACACGGGGCAAAACCTCCTCAACCGGATCACTCACCGGGTGGTCGTCAAGGACGGCCCCCTCGCCGCGGCCGAGGCGCCGACGAAGCCGACAAAGAAAGGAGAGTAAACCGATGCCCCTCCTCGACCTCTCCGGGACGGTCGCACGCTTCGCGACGGCGACGCTCACGGTGACCCGCCGCAACGCGGGGACCTATGTCGACGGCGCGTTCGTCGTCGACCCCGCTCCGGCGACGCTCTCGATCGCCGCGAGCGTGCAACCCGTGCGCGGGCGCGCGGCCGTGAAGGCGGCCGACGGCGAGCGCGTCGACGAGCAGATCGAGATCTACACGACCGACGAGCTCCGGGGGTCGGTCCCCGGAGTGTGCGACGAGGACCGGATCACCTGGGGTGGGAAGGTCTACCGCGTCGACCTGGTCGAGCCTTGGAACGAGCTCGGGAACTTCTTCCGAGCCATTGCCACAAGGGAGGCATAGATGAAGAGCAATCTCGGATGGCTCGCGACCGGCGTCGCGCTTGCGCTCACCCTCACGGTCGCGGCGAACGCGGTCGAGTCCTGGACGTCCGCGGGCCGCGTGCGCGGCCCCCAGCGCGTCGGCGATCGCCTCGAGGCGGAGCCGTTCGTCCAGGCGCTGGTGAACCCGGACGGAGGAATCGTCGCGGCCGCGGGGACGGCCGACGGGAAGACGAAGGTCGAGGCGACCCCGCCCTCCGGCGGCATCGGGACGAGCTCGGCGAATCCCCAATGGACGAAGAGCGTCGCCCTCGCCGAGGTCTTCGGCCGCCCCGTCTCATGCCAGGCGCTCACGGCCGCGCTTGCGGCGACCGACTACTCGGTGAACCTGGTCGCGGGAAGCCGCTACCGCGTCGACGCCTGGGATACGAACGGCCTCTTCGTCCGCCTCGGCGCCGCGGCGACGCAAGACGGGACCTCACTCCGCGTGCCGACGAATCAAGGCCGCTTCCTCGTCGCGGCCGCGGCCCCGAACAACGTCCTCCATTTCATGATCAAGACGGGCGCGACCCCCGCGGCCGTCGACGGCACCGTTTGCCTTTGGAGCGAGTAACCATGCGCGCGCTTGCGACCATTCTCTCCGCGCTGCTCGTCGCGACGCCGACGGTCGCGAGCGCGCAGTTGCTCGAGGCGGCGGGGATGGAGGCGAACGAGGACTCGTTCCCGGTCCCGACCTATCCGCTCTACGTCGAAGGCGTGGCCGACTTCGACTCGGGCGCATCCGACGTTCCGGTCGGATGCACGAACTGGCCGGTCCCAGGAACCCCGACGAGTTGCGAGATCGCTCTACCTGTCGCCGGAGCGGCCGGGGACACGGTTCTATCGGTCGGAGCGGGTCCGTTGTCGGATTGCGGCGTTGCCGTGAACGGATGGGCCGCCGTTATCCAACACGATGACGGGACGTGGGGCGTCTACTCGGTCACGGCGACGAACGTCCCGGGCCTGACGATCACCGTGAAGCCTCCTCTGCGCAAGGCCGCGACGGTCCGAACGCTGGCGAATCTGTATGACTCCGCACTTGGTCAGCACCTCACGCCGAACGGCTACCGCGCTCTCGCGAGTCACCTCTGGAACTATCCGACCTACAAGGCGTCCCGGGGCAACTACGTAGCACAGGTAGCAGAGACGACCGCCGGCAACGCCGCGTGGACCCTGCTCAACGGAATCTCTTCGGCTTGGGTCGGCGGCAACATCGCGCAGAACTACGCACCGGGTCTGAGTGCGTCCGGGACGTGGGCGACGGCGCGCAACTACAAATACATCGCGCTGTCCTCCAACGTCGCCAACGGAGGTTTTGAGAAGACGGTCGCGCTCGGCGGACGCACCGGATACGTTGATACCTACGCCGACGTCGCGAGCGATTCGGCTCCGTTGCGCGTCCAGATCATCGTTGACGGAGCAACCCTGGTCGACCGCAACGTCTACGGCCTTGAGCGAGTGACGGCACGCTTCACCAACGCCACGAGTTCGACGATCCGATTCACCGCGGGGGCGGTCGGCTTCGAGCACAAATACAAGGTCGGGACTACGACGTGGTGGGTGCTGCCGAGCGTCCTGCCCGAGCGAATCTTTCCCAATCGAGCGAAGGTCGTCTACTGCGGAGACTCTTGGGGCGTCTTCTATTCGGGGCTGACCGGTACAACGCTCGCCTCGTACCTCGCGACTGTCGGCGGCTCGCTCACCAACGTCTCGGTTGGAGGGAAGACGGCGCAATGGGCGCGCGACAACTTCGCGACGCTCATCCTCGCCAATCACCCGACCCACGCCGTCTTCGAGTTCTTCACGAACGACCGCAACCAGTCACCTGCCGACTTCACCGGCTGGAAGGCCAATATCGACTGGCTGATAGCGCAGAGCCTCGCAGCCAATATCCAACCAGTGATCGTCATGCCGATTCCAACGGCATCGTTCACGCAGGCGCAGGCACACGCGCAAATGGCCGCGATGCTCGCAGAGGGCACTTCGCTTTAGGAGGTCACCGTGGAAATCACCGCCGAGCACGTCAAGGTCGCAGCCGGGGTCCTGGCCCTCTCCGGAGCGTTCGGCGGAGCGTACCTCTCGCTCTACCGGGTCCATCGGAAGCTCGAGGACGCGCTCCCGAAGGAGGCTCTCCGGGAGCATTGCGGCGCGTGCCGGAAGGAGGTCGACGCCTACCTCCGAGGAGTTCGTGTCCTGGGCGTCGTCCTGCCGAAATGGCGCGGCGCCGGGCTCAAGACTGACCGGTGCCTCACCTTCACGCTCGCGCTCGAGTGGCGGGCGGACGAGAAAGACGCGGCCGCGTTGACGGTGTGCGGACCCCCTCAAGACGAGCGCGAGACGGAGTTCCTGGAGAAGGTAGCGGCCGAGCTCGGAGGCGAGCCGGGCTGGGGAGCCGAGATCACCAGCGCGACCGAAGCCCACGCAGCGCCGAAGGACGCGAAGGAAGCGACGCTGGTCGCGGCTAAGGACGCGCCCGTCGAGGCGAAGGCGGCGCTCCCGTGCGCGTGTTGCGCTCGCGGCCAGACTTGCACCGTTGACGGGGAGGCTGGGAAGCCGGCGACTCAGTATTGCCCAGCCTCGCGCGTGTCGGGAGTCGGCAAGCGCCCGATGGCGGAAGGCATTCACCAAATGGTCGCGGACCGCTGCGGGGCGAATTGCCTCGTCCCCTCGGAGTGCCTTTGATCGACTTCGCCGCCCTCCGCGTCGCGGTCGCGCGCTGGCTCAAGGCCCGGACGGGCCTCGACGCCGTCCTCTCGAAGCAAGGCGGTCCGCGCCTGACGACCTCGCACCTCGTCTTCTCGTTCCGCGGGCCGCGCGTCCTCGGCTCGAGCGCGGCGGAGCGAACGGCGATGACTCTCCCGGGCGGGATCTCCGGCGTCTTCCAATGGGAGGGGTTTCTCAATCCTCCGACGCTTATTCCCGCCGGGACGACGATCCGCAACGTCACCCGCGGCGTCGATTGGGTCACGCTCGCGGACGCCTACATCGGGGGCGACCCGCCCTCGACGGAAGCCGAACCCGCCGACGGCGCCTATCACGAGGCGAAAACCTGGGACGAGTGGGTGTGCGACGCATTCCCGACGCCGGACGGCTGCTCGTTCGGATGCTCCTCGATCACGGCCGAACCGATTCCCGCCGGCGAGGAGCTCTCGCACACTTCGATCGGCCAGCGCGCGTTGACGCTCTCCGTCCAGGCCTATTGCACCGGGGACGGGGAGAACGCGCTCGAGGCGACGTCGGTCCTCGCGGCCGTCCAGACGGCGCTGGAAGACGAACCGAGGGGCGTCCTTGACGCGCTCCGGGCCGTCGGCCTGGTCGTCGAGGACGTCGGCGAGGTCCTCGACGTGAGCGAGATCGCCGGAGCCGGATGGGAGTCGAGAGCGTCGCTGGACGTCGTCATTCGGACGACGGACGAGACGGTGAGGAAGACGGGCTACATTGAACGGATGGAGCTCGAGCCCACCCTAACCAAGTGAGGAGGACCGCAAAATGCCTATGTCCGATGTCGTCGACGTCCAAGTCTCCCGAACCACCACCCGAGTGAAGCGGGCCGGCTTCGGCATCCCGCTCGTTCTCTCCTTCTCCGCCGATTGGGGGGAGCGCATCCGCTTCTACGACGACCTCGACGGCGTCGGCGCCGACTTCCTGACGACGGATGTCGAATACAAGCAAGCTGCCGCGCTCTTCGCGCAGCGGCCCTCGCCCAGGCAGATCGCGATCGGCCGATGCGCGAACAAGCCAACGCAGGAATGGAAGGTCGTCCCGGTCGCGGGGAACGCGAAGGTCTACTCGATCACGGTCGAGGGATTGACCTACTCCTACACGTCCGACGCGACGGGGACGGCGGCCGAGATCATCGGCGGACTCGTCGCCTTGATCAACGCGGGGACGGCGGCGCACGGGATCACGGCGAGCGACCAGACCACCTACATGAAGCTCCTCGCGGCGCAAGGTGCCTGGAAGCACGTCGAGGTGGCGAACCCTGCGCTCCTCGCGCTCTCTCAGGAGCAAGCGGACCCCGGGCTCGCCGCGGACCTCGACGCGATCAAGCTCGAAAACAACACCTGGTATCTCGTCCTTTGCCCCTTCGCCTCGAAGGCGATGCTCCAGGCCGTCGCGGCTTGGGTCGAGACGGCGAGGAAGCTCGCGGTCCTCGAGACGCAAGACACCGCGGTGATCACGGCCGCGGCCGCCGGCGCGACCGACGTCGCGGCCGCGGAGCTCGCGCTCTCGCATGAGAGGAGCGCGATCGTCTACTCGCCGCGTCCGAACGAGTTCCTCGCGGCTGGCTGGGTCGGCCGCTGCGCGTCGCTCGACCCCGGCTCCGAGACGTGGAAGTTCAAGACGGTGAGCGGCGCCGCGGCGACGGGCTACACGGCGACGCACATCACCAACCTCAAGGCGAAAAAGGCGAACTGGTACGAAGAGGTGGGCGGCGTCTCGATCATGGCGGAAGGGACCGTCGCCGAGGGCGAGTTCATCGACGTGATCCGGTTCTGCGATTGGCTCGAGGCGCGGATGGCGGAGGGCGTCTTCGGCGACCTCGCCGCCCAGGAAGGGAAGGTCCCCTACGACGAGACGGGGATCGCGATGGTCGAGGGCCGCATCCGCGCGGTCCTCACCGAGGGCGTCGCGAAGAAGGGCCTTCGCGCGAACCCGGAGCCGACCGTTACCGTCCCCGAGGTCGCCGAGGTTTCGGACGCCGACCGCGGCGAGCGGCTCCTCCCCGACGTGAAGTTCTCCGCGCAGCTGGCGGGGGCGATTCACAAGGTGCGCGTGCGCGGGACTGTCTCGGTCTAACCGGAGGGCCGGACCTCCGGCCTCCCTAACCCGCTCGAGCGGCTCTCGGGTCGCTCGAGCTTGAGGAGGAATCCAAGATGCCAGGCACGATCAAAACCTACGACCCGAAGAAGGTCCTCGTCCTCTTCGGCCCGATCGCGATGTCGGGCTATGCCGACGGCTCCTTCGTCAAGGTCGCCCGGAACTCGCCGACGTGGAAGACGCACACGGGCGCGGACGGAGAGGGCGCGCGCTCGAAGTCGAACGACCGCTCCGGCAAGGTCACGGTGACGCTGATGCAGAGCTCGCCCGTGAACGCGCTCCTCTCGGCGACGGCTGCCGCGGACGAGCTCGCGAACGCGGGCGTCTATCCGCTCTTCGTGAAGGACAACTCCGGGCGCTCGCTTCACGCGGCCGCGAACGCTTGGATCGAGCAGCTGCCCGAGTCCGACTACGCGCGCGAGCTCGGCGTCCGCGAGTGGATCTTCGCGTCGGAGAATCTCCAGTCCTTCGACGGCGGCTCGCTCACGACCTAAGCCGGGCGACGGGCCCGGCGTTCCGGAGGAGCTCGAGCTCGAGCTCCTCCGCTTGAAGTCCAGGAGACAGGACCGATGGGAATCAAGACAGAGAAGAAGCGGATCGGCGCACACGAGGTGCAGGTTTCGCAGCTCCCGGCGTTCGCGGGGCTCCGGATGTTCCATCGCCTCGTCCGCGTCGCGGGGCCGGGCCTGGCGAAGGCCTACCCGGCGATCGCGAAGAAGTCCCTCGAGGAGATCCTCGAGGCCGACGTCGCCCTCGTCCTCGAGGGCGTCACCGAAGTGGCGACGCATTGCCACCCGGAGGAGTTCGAGGCGATCGTCCGCGAGCTCCTCGGGATGGCGATCGTCGACAACCGCCCGGCGCTCGACGGAGACTTCGACGTCCGTTTCGCCGACGAGCTCCCGTTCATCCTCGAGGTCGTCGCGTTCGCGCTGGTGGTCAACTTCCGCGGTTTTTTCGGCGCTTGGGCAAGTCGGGTCAACCCGGCTTCGCCCGCGGCGCCGGCGCCGGAGAAGGAGGCGTCGAAGTCCCCGAGGACCTAGTTCCGACGTGGCCCGCGTGGCGGCTCTTCGTCGAGAAGAGGGCCACGCTCGAGGAGCTCGAGACGCACTGGTCGATCGATGACGTAGCGGACGCGAACCTCGCGCTCGATACCTGGGCGAGGGCGAGCCGCTCGAAGGAGCCGAAGCCGTGATCGTCAAAGAGCTATTCGCGAAGCTGGGCCTCGACCTCGACGACGTCTCGTTCAAGAAAGCGGACATGACGCTGCAGGGCGTCACCCGCGCGGTCATGAAGATCGGCGCCGTCGCGACCGGGACGGCCGTCGCGGGCCTCGGCGCGATGGTCGCCGAGGTCACGGCCTACGCGAGCAAGATCAACGATGCCGCGAGGGCGACGGGCGTCGGGGCCGAGGCCCTCCAGGAGCTCGAGTTCGCGGCGAAGCTCTCGGGCGTCGAGTTCGAGCAGCTGCGCCAGGGCCTCGGCTTCCTCTCGCGGAACGCCTACTCGGCCGCGACCGGGAACAAGGAAGCGGCGAGCGCCTTCCGACAGCTGGGCGTCTCGGTCGTCGGCGCCGGCGGGAAGGTCCGGTCCGCGGACGCGATCCTCGAGGACGTCGCCGCGCGCTTCGCGGCAATGCCCGACGGGACTCGGAAGACGGCGCTCGCGATGGAGGTCTTCGGTCGCTCCGGCGCCGGGCTCCTCCCGATGCTCTCGGAGGGCTCCGACGGCCTCGAGCGCATGCGCGCTCGCGCGCGCGAGCTCGGCATCGTCTTGAGCGGAGACACGGTCGCCGCCGGCGACGCCCTGGGCGACGCGACCGACGAGCTCTCCGCGAGCTTCCGGGGCCTCCGCTTCGCGATGGCGGCGCCGTTCCTCAAGACGGTGAAGGGCTGGGTCGAGGGGGCGACGAAGCTCCTTATCGGGCTGCGGAAGAACGTCGTCGGCTCCGCGGCCGCGGCGAAGGTCGCGACGGGGGCGTTCGCCCTGGTCGTCGCGACGACGGCCGTCGCGGCGATCGGTCAATTTGGCTTCGCGGTCGCGAAGGGTATCCGGATGATCAAGGCCTGGGCGATCGAGATGGGCTGGGCGGCCCTGAATAGCGGCGCGATTGCGCTCGCGTGGGTCGCCCTGGGCGCCGTCGTCGCCCTGGTCGCCGAGGACTTCTATCAATTCGTCACCGGCGGCCGGAGCATGCTCGGGAAGCTGCGCGACGATTGGGACGCCTTCTATAAGAGGCTCGACGGCGATCCGGAGTGGGGAAAGAACCACCCGATCCTGAAGTTCCTCGCCGACGTCCTCGACAAGATCCTTCACATCGAGAAGACGTCGTTCTTCGAGTGGTGGGGGAAGCAAGGCGACCGCGAGTCCTTCAACCAAGGCGGCCGCCACCTGGTCGGGACGATGCTCGGCGCCGGGCGCTCCCTGAAGAACGTCGTCGAGAGCATGCGCGCGAGCGGCTACTCCGACACCGTGATTCAATCGGGAATCCTCTCCTCGCTCGGCACGTCGCCCGAGAAGCTCATCGGCGCCGGCGTCCCTGAGACGGAGGCGAACGCCTTCGCCGGCAACGCGAAGCTGGGGCAGATCCATTGGGCCTCGCTCCGGTCCGTCTTCGGCAACGGGGCGACGCCGAGCTCGAGCGCGGACGCGGTCGCGCGCGGGATGGCGGCCCCGAATATGGTCATGAAGATGGAGATCAACGCGCGCCCAGGACAGAACGAGAAGGAGATCGCGGACGAGTCCTTCCAGAAGTTCAAGTCCTGGTACGACGGCGAATTGCAGCGGACCTATGTCCAGGTCGGCGGAGGTTGACCGATGCCCGACACGGTGACGAACTCGGAGGTCGAGGAGCGGGGCCTTCAGCTGGTCTACCCGACGCGGCGCGCGAAGCTCGCGACGCTCGAGCTCGACGCCTCCCTCGAGGAGGAGCACGTCTCGGAATGCGACATCCCGGAGCACCCCCTCGAGACGGGCGAGCCGGCGAGCGACCACATCCGGAAGAAGCCGGACGTCCTTCGCATGACGGGGATGGTGAGCAACACGCCGATCGCGGGCCCGGAGCGCGAGGAGTCCGACGAGAACGCCCTCGCCGGCGAGCGGTCCGACGGGCGCGCGGAGACGGCCTATAAGGAGCTCATCCGGCTGCAGGAAGCGGGCGAGCTCTTCTCCGTCGTCACGACGCTGCGGGTCTACGACTCGATGGCGCTCGCGTCGCTCTCCGTCCCCAGGTCGGCCGAGCTCGGGAACGTCGTCCAATTCTCCGCGACCCTGAAGCACGTCCGGAAGGTCGCGGCGACGACGGCCGAGGTCGTCATTCCCGCGGCCGCGCCGAGGAAGGACCTCGGGAAGAAGGCCGCGAAGCCGGCAAACGCCGAGGACGAGCAGAAGTCGAGCGTCCTCTTCAAGCTCTTCGGAGGCTGACCGATGGCGACGCTCGAGCTCCCAATTGAAGCCGACGCGCGGCACTACTTCTACACGCTCGAGCTCGACGGCCGGACCTATGGGCTCGAGTTCCTCTGGAACGAGCGAGACGAAGGGTGGTCGCTCGCCGTCCAGGACGACGCCGGCGCCGAGCTCGCGCGCGCGCGCATCGTCGTCGGCTTCCCGCTCTTCCGGCGATGCCTCGACGAGCGGCTACCGCCCGGCGAGTTCATCGCGCTCGACACGTCGGGGGCGGACCTCGAGCCGGGGGTCGACGACCTGGGCGGCCGGGTGAAGCTGCTCTACATGGAAGCCGCGACGCTCCCCGCCGAATACGGACCGCGGAGGCCGTAGCCTATGGGCGAGTTCTTCGGACGCAAGGCGGTGCTGCAGATTGGGACGCGGCGGATCGAAGGCATCCGCCTCGCGTTCCGCGTCGAGAAGTCGCTCTCTATCCTCCCGAACGACGCCGAGATCACGGCCTACAACCTCGGCCCGGAGTCGCGCGCGCTCGCGCACACGAAGGGGACGCGCATCCTCCTCGAGGTCGGCTATCGGAACTCGACGGGGCTGGCGTTCTCCGGCGACCTCCGCGTCGGCTCGACGGCGATGCAGGGCGCCGACTCGATCACGAAGCTCCGCGCCGGCGACGGAGAGACGGCGTTCACCATGCGCCGGCTGAACGAGTCCTTCGGCCCCGGCTCGAGCGTGAAGGACGTCGCGAAGAAGGCGCTCGAGGCAATGGGCGTGAACCCGGGGAACCTCGTCCGGAAGCTCGAGGCGCACGACTACAAGGGCGCGATCGAGGAGTTCGTCGGGGGCTACACGGCGACGGGCCGCGCGTCCGACGTCCTCGACTCGACGCTGCGCGCGGCGGGGCTCGAGTACTCGATCCAAGACGGCGCAATCCAGGCGCTCAAGCCGGGCGAGGCGACGACGGAGACGGCCGTCGTCCTCGGCCCGGACTCCGGACTTGTCGGTTCTCCGGAGCGCGGAGAAGACGGGGTGGTGAAGTTCCGCTCGCTCCTCAACCCGTTGATCGCACCCGGGCGGCGCGTCGAGCTCGCGTCGCGCGCCCTCGCCGGTTCGTGCCGTGTTGAGAAGGTGACGCACACCGGGGATACGGATGGTGTCGAGTGGTACACTGAAGCCGAGGCACGCCTCCTATGACCCGCTCGCCTTCAATGCCGGACGTCCTCCGTCGCGCGATAGACTCGCGCCTCGTCGACGTGCGCGTCGCGGTCCCGGCGCGCGTCGAGAAGTGGGACGCGGCGAAGCAAGCGGTCGACGTGAAGCCGGTCGTCCGGACCATCCGCACCGACGTCGACGGCGTCGCGACCCCGGAGCCCCTCGAGGTCGTCCGGAACGTCCCGGTCCTCTTCCCCGGCGCCGGCGGCTTCCGGGTGACGTTCCCCGTCCAGGTCGGCGACATCGTCCTCCTGGTCTTCGCCGACTCGAGCCTCGACAAGTGGAAGACGCTCGGGGGCTCCGACGTCGACCCGATCGACCCGCGCTCGCACGCCTTGAGCGACGCCGTCGCGATCGTCGGGCTGCATGACTTGGCGCACCCGCTCTCCGACGTGCCGAGCTCGAGCATGAAGCTGGGCAAGGACGGAGGGAGCGCCCAGGTCGAGATCAAGGACGACGAGATCGTTCTCGCGGGCGGGAGCTCGAGCGTCGCGCGCGAGGGCGACGAGGTCGACCTCGGGACCTGGACGTTTGCCGGGCAAGGCTCGATCTCGATCGTGCCTCCGGGCGGAGGCACGCCGGTGACCCTGAACCCTGGCGTCCCCGCGGCCGTCTCGGGACGCATCGCCGAGGGCGCGGAGAAGGTGAAAGCATGAGCTCGGAGCCGCGCGACCTGAAGCTCGGCGAGGTCCTCGACGCGGAGACGGGCGAGCTCGTCGCCGACGACCTGGTCGTCGAGAACGGCGACCTCGTCCTTCTGTCGGGAGCCGAGGCGATCGCCCAGGATTGCGCCCAAGCGCTGCGGCTCTTTCGCGGCGAGGAGCCGCTCGACCTCTCCGCCGGCATCCCGTACCACACCGATCTTTTCGTGAAGAACCCCCGGCTCCCCGCGGTCCGGGAGATGTTCCGCTCCGCGTTGCTCAAGCGGCCCGGCGTCCTCGAGGTCCTCGAGCTCCGGCTCGACTTCGACACGGCGACGCGCGAGCTCGAGGTGACCTGGAAGGTATCGACCGACGAGGGCGAGGTCGGCGGGGCGACCGTCGTCCCATAGGAGGCTCGGATGGCTTACGGTGTGACCGACCAGGGCTTCTCGAGGAAGCCGCTCGCCGTGTGCGTCGACGACGAGAAAGAGGACCTCCGCGCCGCGTTCGGCGCCGGGATTCACCTCGAGCCGCACAACGTCTTTGGCCAATTCGCCCGCCGGATGGGCGAGCGATTCTCGAAAGTCTGGGAGCTCGCCGAGGCCGTCTATCATGCGATGTACCCGGGGACGTCGAGCGGATCCTCGCTCGTGAACGTGTGCTCTTTCACGGGGACGACTCAGAAAGCGGCCCGGAAAACCCTCGTCACCGGCGTGACCCTGGGCGGGACGCCCGGGACCGTCGTCGCGGCCGGCAAGGTCGCGTCGGTCACCGGAGCTGGCGACCGCTTCGTCCTCAAAGATCCCGTGACCATCGGCGGAGGAGGCACGGCGCCCGGCGTCTTCGAGGCCGAGGAGTTCGGGCCGATCCCCTGTTACGCGGGGACGCTCACGACGATCGAGACGGCCGTCTCCGGTTGGACGTCGGTGACGAACCCGGTCGACGGCATCATCGGAGCGAACCTCGAGTCGGACGCGGCGCTCCGGCAACGGCGTGAGGAAGAGCTCGCCCTCGGAGGCGAATCGACGCTCCCGGCGATCCGCTCCGAGGTCCTCGACGTCGAGGGAGTCACGTCCTGCACCGTCTTCGAGAACGTCACCGGAGCGACCTCGGGGGACGGCATCCCGGCGAAGGCCTTCGAGGTCGTCGTCTCCGGCGGGACGGACGCCGACGTCGCGGCCGCGATCTTCCGCTCGAAGTCGGCCGGAATGCAGGCGCACGGCAGCACCGTCGTCAACGTCGACGACGCCGAGGGGACCGCGCACGCGATCGGCTTCACGCGGCCCGCGGACGTCAACGTCTACGCAGCGGTGAGCGTGAAGATCGACGCCGACACGTTCCCCGCCGACGGCGACGACCAGATCAAGCAAGCCGTCGCCGATGCGGCCGACGCGGACTTCGACCAGGGCGAGACGGCCTACTCGAGCCGGCTCTATCCCGCGGTCCTCGCCGTCTCCGGGGTCGTCAACGTCGCGTCGATTCTCATCGGTATCTCGGAGCCTCCGGCGGCGACGTCGGTCGCTATCACCTCCCGCCAGCGCGCGGCGTTCGACACCTCGCGGACCACGGTCGCGCACGTCTAAGGGGGACGCATGCAACGGATCGCCTCCCACAGCGACGACGCCCTCGCGAGGCTCGCGCAGCAGTACAAGCGGAAGCCGAACGTCCGGAAGCTCTTCGTCGCTTCGTGCGCCGAGCTCGACCGCCTCGAGGCCGTGTTTTGGGACCTCCTCGAGAAGCGATGGATCGACGGAGGCGCCGGCGAGCAGCTCGACGGCGTCGGCCGGATCGTCGGGCTCGAGCGCGAGGGGCGCGCCGACGCGCTCTATCGGGTGTGGCTCAAGGCTTGGGTGAAGCTCAACCGGAGCGGAGGCTCGACGCCGGTCGTCCTCGAGGTCATGAAGACGGTGATCACGGGGAACCCGTCTCTCCGCCTGGTCGACCGCTACCCCGCTGGCTTCGAGCTCGAGGTCCTGGCGACGTTGACCGACGACCCGAGCCGGCTCGCGTCGATCCTCCGGCGCGTTCGTTCGGGAGGAGTGGACGGCCAGCTGTGGTATCGGCTGGGCGAGGAGTCGGCGACGTTCGAGCTCGAGCCGGGGACCGCAAGGGCGACGACGACGACCGCGCGCGTCGCGCTCACGGCTGGCGGAGGCTCGGTCGACACACAGCCGACGCAAGCCTTCCCGGCGTCGGGGGCTTTGCTCCTCTCGCGCGGCCTCGGCGCGTGGGAGCGTTTCCCTTACGCCTACTACAACTATTTGGGGAATCGGTCCGTCTTTTATGGGACCGGCGTCCTCCTGAACTCTCACGCGCTGGGGGCTACCGTCGACCTCTACGCGGAGACGAACGGGCTGGGGTCGAACTGGTCAGACGGCGGCGAGCTCGCCGGAGCGATTCAATAGGAGACGACGATGGCGAAGCCTTCAACGCTTCCACGATGGGCGACAGACGCAGCGGCGCCGCTGACCGAGCCGACGGAGGGCCGGAAGGACCTCGGCTTCCTCGTGAAGGACAAGCCCCCGGCGCAAGTCCTGAACTGGCTCCTCTATTGGCTGTACCAGTGGACCAGCTGGGCCAACACGTCGGGCGCGGCGAAGGACGAGGACAACGCCTTCGCCGCGCTCCAGACGTTCGCCCAGGGGATCGCGCTCGCGGCGACGAAGACGATCAAGGGGAACGCGACCGACGGAGCGACGGCCGTCGGCGTCATCCTCGACACCTTGAACGCGCTCGCGAACGCCGGCGCGAAGCTCGTCTCCGTCCGAAACCAGGGGACGGAGAAGCTCTACGTCGACAAGGACGGGAACGTCTTTTCGGTCGGAGGAATCCACGGGGTGGCGGCCGCCGTCTCCGCCGTCCTGAAAGGCAACGCGGCCGACGGAGCGACCGCGGTCGGAGCGATTATCGACAACGCCGTCGCGCTCGCGAACGCCGGCGCGAAGGCGCTTTCGATCCGCGTGAACGGGGTCGAGAAAGCCTTCTTCGACAAGGACGGCAAGCTCGCGGCCGGCAACATCCTTGGGGCGCTCCTCTTCGACAACCTCCCCGCTTCAAACTATGCCCTAAGCTCGTCCTGCGGGTCATACTCTCAAAGCGCGTCGGCCTACACCGACGTCACCAACCTCTCCGTTTCTCTGACGACGCACGGGCGCCCGGTAATGCTCCTCCTCGTCTCCGACGGGAGCGGGAACGACGGCGGGATACAGTCATTGGCGACGAACGGCTGCGCGCTCAAGGCGCTGCGTGGATCGACAGAGATCGGGCGTCAAGCATTCGTCCAGACATCCGGCTCTACTTCGATGAAGTCTTCGCCGGCGCCGTTCTTCGACGTTCCGGCCGCGGGGACCTACACCTACAAGGTCCAGCTGTCCTCGAACGACGGGGTGACGAATCAGTATGTCCGCTACTGCAAGCTCCTCGCGATCGAGCTCTAAGCCGAAATCGCGCCGAACACCTGGAGATCTGAGATGCTCGATCAAGCGAAGGACCTCGTCGCGATCCTCGCGACCTTCGGCGCCGGCCTCGTCGTCCTGGTCGGGTGGATCCTCTCCCTCCGCTCGAAGCTCGACGAGCGGCCGACCCGTGCCGACCTCCAGGCGGCGAAGGACGACATCGCCGCGTTGAAGGTCGGCCTCGAGGGACGGCAAGTGATCGCCGCGTGCAACGTCTGCATGGGTACGATCCGGACGAAGCTCGAGGAGAAGGCGAACCGGGACGAGTTCCGAGAGTTCTCCGGGAAGATGGAGCGACAGACGATCGAGCTCACGCAAATCAAGACGCGCCTCGAGTCGCTCCTCGAGAAGCTCGACGACTTGAAGGGACAGATCGCCGCCGGGTGAAAGGGGGAACGCCTTGAAGCTCCGACCGCCGGTTGTGCCGTTCGTCGTCACCTCGCGCTTCCAGGAGGCGAGGCCGAACCCGCTCGACGGAGGGAAGAGCGTCCGCCCTCACAAGGCGATCGACCTCAAGGCGGCCGACGGGCAGCTGGTCTTCGCGGCCGCGAACGGCCTCGTCCTGAAGAGCTACGTCTCGACGCGCGGGCCGCTCAACCCTAGGACGGGGCGGCCGTTCTGGTACGCCTACGGCGAGCGCGTCGTCCTCCGGCATCCGGGCGGAAGTCAGACGACCTACAACCACCTCCGGGAGCGCTTCGTCGCCCAGGGCGACGAGGTCCTCGCCGGTCGCCCGATCGGCCGCGCCGGCTCGACCGGCGATTCGACCGGGCCTCACCTTCACTTCGAGCTGCTCGTCGACGGCGAATTCGTCGACCCGACGCCCCTCGTCGAGCTCGAGGACCACCCCGAGGGAACGAAGGAGACAGACGATGCGTAGACACTGGAAGAGCCTTGTCGTCCTCGCCGCGGTCGCCGCGGCGTTCACCCTTTCCGTCGGCCCGGTCCTCGCCCAGGGAACGGCCGCCCCCGCGGCGCCGGCGAGCGCCGGGCTGTGGGCGGTCTTCGGCGAGGTCCTCATCCGGAACGTCCTCCCGCCCGTCGCCGGAGCGATCGGCCTCCTCCTGGTCGCGCTGCTCAGCCTGGCGACGGCGAAGCTCAAGACGTCGGCCGACAAGGACCGCGAGCAGAACAAGCGGCTGACGTTCGCGATCGCGGGCGAGAAGGCGCTTCACTTCGCGACGGTGATCGTCTCCGACCTCCAGGCGACGATGCGCTCCGAGCTCGAGAAGGTCGCCGCGGACGGGAAGATCACGAAGGAGGAGGCCTCGGAGCTCAAGCGGATCGCCCTCGACCGCCTGGTGAAGGTCATCGGCGAGGAAGGGAAGAAGGAGCTCGTCGAGGTCCTCGGCATCGCCGGCTCGAGCCTCGAGGTCTACCTCTCAGGCTTGATCGAGCAAGCGCTCGACCTGGTGAAGGTCCGCGGCGCGGCCGTCGGCGGAGCGACCGGGACCTCGAGCTCCGCGCTGTCGCCGGCGCCGGCGCCGGTCGTCGCCGAGAAGACGACGACGCTCTCCGGGGCCCCGGTCCCCGCGGCGCGCCCTTAGATGCCCCTCGCCTCCTGGTGAGCGAGGGGCTTGATCGCGTCCTCGACCGCGTCGCGGTCCGGACGGGCTACGTCGAGGGGAGCCTCGGAGCGACAAGCACGGCGGGAGCCTACGGCCGCCTCGAGGCGGGGCTCCGCCCATGGGAGCGCGTCGGTGCGTTCGGCTTCGTCGAGCATCGGACGAAGACGGGCGAGACGCTCGGAGGCGTCGGGGCGAGGTACGTCTTCGACTTTTGACTCGCGCGCGAGCGCGGGTGTAGAAGGGATCACTCTTTCGAGAAGCCCTCCCACGACGAGGGGCAAGCGGAGACGGCGGCACACGGGCTAAACGGTTGGGGTCAACGTCGCCTCCGAAGT